AAGTTCAAAATGAACTTGTAAATATCACTAAATCAATTCGAGGTAAACGCAATGTTAAACAATGTACAGGCTTGAGAGGTATCATTAAAAGTTGTCCAAATCCAGAGAATTTCCAAGATGATAGACCAAAAGATGCAGGTGATTTCTTGGGATATATATTGAATATGTTTGATACAGATGTAGCGGTTAAACAATTTGATATTTATGTAACCAATAATCTGAATGCTAAATTAGAAGATATACCAAAGTTAGATACTAATGTAGACAGAACTTCTAGTGTTGTTCATACTATGTTTTATCACGATATGATGAATATAGAACCTAATACACCAACTAGATTATTAATATCAAGAGTTGAAGATTCAGGTGAACTTGACCCTGATAATTATTATAGAGGATATAAAAGATTAATCACAGTTGTAACCTTAGTAGATGCTCCTTATTTAATTATCAATCTACAAAGGAATAATCCAGTGGGTGATGATACGATAAAAACAAAAATCATGCCTTCTAATTCAATTATAGTTGGAGAGAATATTTTATCACTATCGGCTATCGTTATTCATAGAGGCGACCGTTCAGGTGGACATTATACAGCTTATTTGAAGATAAATGATGAATGGTATTACTATAATGATATGGGACCAAGTATAGTTAAAGTTGGAAGTTATAACAAATTGTTATCATCAAACCCATCACCGATGAAATACGGAACACTTTACTTTTATTCGTAAAGTATTTATCTATTATTTAATTTTGAATTGGATATGAATTCAAAATTTGATTATTTATATTATTAAACAGCAGGTGCAACTACAGGTGTAACTACAGGGTCCTTTGGAAAATGTTTCATCTTATTGAGATGAAACTGAATACTGTAATAACGTAGTGGTTCTGTTTCCTTCTTAGGGTTGTATCCAAGAAGTTTCTGAAGTTTAGCATCAGGAATAATCTGACGACGGTCTTCAGGGTTTTGAAGGTTATTTGTCTTAATATAGTCGCAAATATACTTAGTAACCTCAACACGAGAATGAAGGTCAAAGTCATTCCAGCACGTAAACTTGGCCAAATCCTTTGAAATACGAGTTGGTTTCTGAAAGCCTGAAACCACTTTATTTTTACGGACAGATTTCTTGTTTTTAACGAGACGAAAAGCCTGTTTTTCTAGCAAGTTAACCTGACGAACTACTTTTCGTAGGAGAGTAAGCACTTTGTTCTTCTTAAATGCTTTATCTGATTCTGTTAGAAGGGCCAATTCATCAGAAACAAGTTTACGAAGGCTATCAAATTGATTCTGGAGTTTCTCTACAGGGTCAGCTGGCTCATCCGCTTTTACTTCTTCCGAAGTTGAAAGAACTTCAACCGACTCGACTTCAGCCTCAACATCTGATTCTGACTTAACTACTACTGGTTCAGGAACTACTACTTCAACTTCAACTACTGGCTCAGGAACTACGACTACAGGTGTGGGAGCAGGTACTGGTACTACTACTTCTGAAACAACTTCGGTTTCAGCTTTCTTTTTGCTTACGCGAGATTTGGGTTTTGTTTGACTTGACATTTTTTATATTTTGAATCTATCTTTAAATCTGTTTATATTGTAAGGAAAACGAACCTCAAAATAATAGTAATTCAATTATTATTAGAAAATTGTATATTATAATTTATTTTGAAAAATATATTTTATATTGTAATACAATTTAAAATATTATATTCTATTCATCGTTTAAATTCCAAGGATAATCTACATATCTTGTATTCGCCAATACTTCATTCTTATACAGAATTTTACAAGAACTATAATCTCCCTCATTCCAAATTTCATTCAATAGCAATATCCTTTCGCCTTTTATTTCGTAAAACCCTTCCGTTAATTCTTCTACTTCCATAAATCGTTTCATTATAAATCCGACCATTCGACATATCAACCCATAATCGGTATTTACATAATCATCAAAATTAGACGCATTCAGCTCATTCAAAATCATACCGATAATCTTATTATATTTAGAACATGCCATTAATCCTATTGCTAGTCCGTCATTTCTATTCACTCCTAATACACCAACAAATGTTGGATTCAAATCAGTCCTCTTTATTATATTATCAAATGATGTTAGAGGTTGACAATCAATATCAACATATATACCTCCTTTATTATATAACATCACCATCTGTAGTATATCCTTTTTATGTTGAGTTTTCATACATGATTCATATTTTCTCTTGATAACAGGATTCAAATCATCAATCATATTCAATATCATATTCGTATCATAAAGAGTATAAGCATATCCAACTGATTCATCCTTAATTTTATCAATAACTTCTACAGGTATTTTCTTATGATTAAAAGGCTTAATACAAACCTGAAAAATATCCTTTTCTATAGTATCTAACTTTGGAATCAATATTATGTATGGTTGATTATTGAACTGATAAATAGAATAATTTTTTAGACATTGAATATATTCTAATTTTATACTAAAATTTATAATTATTATATCATTAAAATTACGGCTTGAAATCATATTGAAAATATCAGAATAATAGTTATCTCCATCGACTACATTCTCATCAATCATAAATAATACAGGTTCCAAAAAGGAGTCGATTATACCACCTAATAAACTTACTGTATTAGTTCCTGTATAACTATATACTTTATTACTTATGATACATTCTGTATCAACAGAATTGATTATATGAACTTCCCTAAAATCATCTATTACTTTCTCTTCAAAACAAGTCTCAATTCCAATAAATACTTTTGGATAGGATAAACATAACCTGGAAAAAAGGTTTGATACCCAACTCGATTTAATACTTTTAGGTTCTACTCCTGTTATGGTCTTTATAGCATTATCAAATACAATATTTCTATTTGCAATTTGTTTTCTCCTCTCGATAGATAAAAATTTCAAAGATTGAAAATAATCATCTATCGTTAAGTTCAACTGACCATCAGGGGTTAAAAACTGCAAATCATCATATTCTATAACTACATTACTATCGAATTTATAATATTGATTCCAGGATTTAGGAATAATTGGTTTTGCCAATGTTGATAAAGCTAGATGTAGAGTTGCGCTTGTCTTACACCCCAAGTATCCTTCAATATAAGAAGGATTAAAAAAGACATAATGTGCATTTTTCATTAGATTCATCATATCTTCGGTCTCTATTTCAACATGAACATGGAAATTTGGAATTTCCTTTAAAAATTTAAAATAGGATGGACTCGTTTTCCATATAATCAAATGGAAATCAATATCTTCAAACTTATTAAAAAAGGCAAAAGTAAATGAGTTTGGAACATTAAAACGACCAACAAAAACTACTTGAAGTCTTGTTTTTGTTTTTATCAATTCAAATTTATCCTGTTCTGATATAATATTATAACAAGGCATTGCATAAGGCATTTCACATATCGAGTCTAGTCTATTATAAAACTGTCTTGTACCGACTTTAACTCTTGATTCACACCTAGATAAATGCCAATGATTAATTGATATGGTTTTTTCACTATATCTATCTTTTATGATAGAATACGATGGATTATCGTCTGTTATCAGGAATAAAACATCGTATTCTATCCCTGATTCTAATATGTCGCCCGTTTTCCATTCAATTGTTTTCTGAAAGAATTTATTATACCAACTTGAATATGTTTCTCCAATATGATATCCATCTGTAAAAGATGAATATATATGAACTTCTACATCATAAGTATAACAGTACTCTAATAAGTACCCTAACATCTCAAAATGGATGTCTTCATTGTGATAAATTGCAATCTTCATTTTAGAGATAAATTCTTATTTTTTAAATTTGTTTCATATTAGAAACTAATTCAATATGTAAATATTTATAAATTTTTGAATTGGTTTCCAAATCAAAAATACAATTAATAATTATTTCGACCATACTTGGTAAAAGTAATCTTTACAAGGTGCAAAAACAGTATCATCGCCGGCTTTAGAATATATGACACTAAATCCATTTTCTCCCAATACATTATCAATATATCTCTTATGAGAAAGGTCCAAATAGTCATTTTCCATAATGATTTTATTGATATTAGTTAATATATCAGGCATATCTCGTAGTATATAATAGAAAGCTCCTTCACAATCCAATACTAGAGTATCAAAAGTGAATGGATACTTTTGACTAAGAGTTTTCCACGATATAGTATCTACAGATATGTATCCAGTTGGAACCACATTTGATACAAAAGTCTTACAATCATTCTCCTTTTGAATTAACTTACGTTTTGAAAGAGCACATGATTCAATATGAAAATCAAGGTTATTTTGGTTTTTATTATGCTCAAGTTGTTTTGAGAATAAAGGATTTGATTCCATCGTTACTAGATTTGTATTGTTATTTTTATTTAATATGTAGGCTATAACAAGACTGTTTCTACCGATATTACCTCCTATTTCAAGTACATTTTCATTGCCAGTTATGAACTTACAAGACATAATCTGTTCTGGATATTCTTCATCAAAAGAACCATATTCCAAGTTCAATTTAGAATGAATATATCTCAATTTTTGATTTGGATCTTCAGATGTCGTTTCACCCTCGTTTTCAATTTCTTTTTCACCCTCATTTTCAATGTCTAAAAATCTATTTTCAAATTCAGAAACAACATTAGAATATGATTTAGATTTAACCCATTTATAATTCTTTTCAGTAAACACATTATCAAGCTCATTATCAAGAACAAAAAATAGACTTCTTAATGCTTGATTTTGCCATTCTTCTGTTTTTGGGTCACCTGGAATGATAGAGCCTCTTTTTCCAACAGTCTCTGTTAATGCTGCTAAATCATTACATATTACAAATGTTTTTGATGCTGCTGCTTCCATAGCTACTCGACAACAAGTCTCTGCAAATGTACATGGATAAAACAAAATATGAGATTCAGACCAATATCTATTTAGTGTCTCTTTATTCACCCACCCATGATTTGATACAGTTTCTGATTGTTTTTCCAATAATCTTCGTATCTCATCTATTTCATCCTTATCATAATGAAGATAGGCTAAATCTAGATTGCAAAAAACATTTAATTTTGATTCTGGATATCGTTCAACTATTTGTGGAAACATTCTAAGTAAATACAATAATCCTCTATTTGGAAATGAAGGATAAATAAATGAATATTTATTCTTATTTTTATCTACATAATCTTCAGTATCAATTCCATAAGAAATAACAGAAGTTTTATTTTTAAAGGCTGGAAATAAGCTTAGAAATTGTTCTTTTTGCCATTCGGATATACATAATACTCCTGATAATTTGTTTGATAAAGGCACCAAATCACCCTCAATTGCAAGGTCATGCAAAACCAAGTATAATTTAGATATACTAAAAGAACTGCATATGCTTATAAAAATATATTCAGTATAACGACTTACCAAACATATATCTATCATATTCGTTAGTGCAAAATTAATGAAATTTTCAATTGGAATATACGTTACATTATTATAAACTTTATAACCCTCCTGTTCACTCTCAACACAATTGCAAAATACTATAACTCTATTATTATTATTGGAAGCTAGCGTTTCGGCATATTGAATCGACCACGTTTCTGAACCTCCCAATCCTTTGGTCTTCAATGTCTCCCCATCCCAACTACTCCATCCACCATTATCAACAAAACAAATCAACTTCCTATCACTCTTTAATTTTGGGATTTCTATATTCATATTACTTTGTTCAGTTTTCATTTTGATATACAGGCTGAAAATAGCAAACCATTTTTTATATGTAAAATTGTCCTTTGAATTATTAAGTAATATTTGAGCACAAAGCAATCCTAATTCGTAATCTTCAAAATTAAAACATAATGGAAGGAGAAATTTAGGAGCATAATCATCTGTTATATTCTCTCGTACATTCATATTTTTATGCACTTTTTGAATCATCATTACTCTCTTCAAAAAAGAATATGCTAATTCATTGTTATTGTTATTCAAGTAATGATACCCAATCATAAACAACGGATCCGGTATATCACTATCTTTATTATAACATTTCATATACATATCTTCAACCTCATTCCAAGGAAGGTTCGTATTTCTTTCTGATATCAAAGCAATCTTGAAATAAGAATCATATACCTCCTCTTCAAAACCGTTATATTCAGCCTCAGAACGATGTCTGTAGTATGTTAAAGCATTATCCCAGTCTTTCAAAGAAAAATAGGTCTCAGCCAAATAGTATAGACTTCTTGTATCAGCAGGATTTTCATTTAATTCATCAAAAAGTAATTCCAAGTCCTTTTTCTTCCGTTCCATAGTTCTTTCTTTCATAAATTCAGAAACAACATCAGTAATTCGACATAAAGTGAATGGTATGCTTAAGTTCATATTTTTCTCAATTATTTCATGTATTTTATATTGATATCGCAATCCTCTCTCTGGTTTAGTTATCCTATTGGACGAATATTGAGTTTCTACATCAGATATAAATAATGAGAACGAGTCTGCTACATCATCACCTCTAGCTATAGCAAGAAAATCTCTTAAATAACCAGTAATAATATAAGTATCATCCAACATCAGGTTAAAAGCACATTCAGAACCGGCTAGTTCAAGCAACCTGTTTCGACTATCCCTAAAGTTAATAAATGGTTCCTGATACAATATTCCTTCCTTATCAGATAATACATCATTAATTATCGATATAGTATTATCGGTCGAACCTGTATCTAGAATTGTCCACCTATCCATATACGGCTTATTTGCGATAAGAATATCACGGAAACCATCTCCTGCATTCTTAACCATTATCATTAGGTTAATCATATTATCATATTCTAAAACATATCCTTTCACCGGATCTTCTTTTAACCAATTCTTAAATTTATTACAAAATTCAGTCCAAATTAAATTGGAAATATAAACATATTTTTCGAAATACAATATTTTGTGCATAGCATCCATATCAGTATCATTCTTTGAAATGATAATTCCAATCTCATTTTCAATCGATAACTCATATTCTATATTTCGAAAGTTATTATAACTAATGATATTTACCTTTCGTTGAGAATCATAGAGTGATAGATTTTTCCTTATAGGTTCAAGTTGAGAATCACGAGAAATGTTAATCATATAAAATGAATCAATTAGATTGATTGGTATGTATCCTCCGAATTTAACTTTCGAACAAAACAACTCATTTAACCCCAAAGTTGAACTCAATTTCTTTAACAAACCAATATCTCTGTCACAATAAGACACATTTTCTCTTACGACCATTGGAGATAGATTAACTTCTGCAATATTAAATTCATCTTCATCTACAGTATACGTCTTATTATGGATAATAATTTCTTTCATTTTTAAGCTTATTTTTCATAGCTATAAATCAAATTATTTTTGGATTGATTTTCAACATCTCCCTTATAAATGAGACTAATTCCTTCTTTATAGAAAAACATCTCCTTGGAGGAGAATTATCATCATAATCATTAATATCAATTTTGACCTCATTTACAATATGGTTTTCATCGTCATTGTCAATGTAGATTCCAGAATCAAGCTTGATATCTATTAGTGTATCTAACTTAACTTTTGTAAATTTAATCTGTTTATCACCCTTCATTTATTATAATTCAAATGAAGCTTCAAATATATTTATTATATTAGTTGTAACAGAACTATTTACGATTTGAATAAAAGGAGATAAGTTTAAAGTTGTACTTCAGTTCAAAGTAAGATTATAAAAGATAAACTCTTTTACAATTCAAAAAAGAAGATAATTACATATATTATTTATCTCCTAAAGTAAAAGGAGATAAGTTTAAAGTTGTACTTCAGTTCAAAGTAAGATTATAAAAGATAAACTCTTTTACAATTCAAAAAAGAAGATAATTACATATGTTATTTATCTCCTAAAGTAAAAGGAGATAAGTTTAAAGTTGTACTTCAGTTCAAAGTAAGATTATAAAAGATAAACTCTTTTACAATTCAAAAAAGAATATAATTACATATGTTATTTATTACACATATATCTTCTTGACAACCCCAATTACCTTCGTTCGTCCTTCTGATAACAAAATCTTAGTTCCTAAAGGAAGATATTCATTTTGATAAGCAAACTCAAATGTAGCTAATGCTTGGTCGCCAGTTCTTAATATATTATCTTCAAATTCTGTAGGCCGACTACTAGTCTTACTTATGATATCACTTAGTCTAACAGTCTGACGTATCGACAATCCATTCAATACTGGTGAATACCCAACCCTAATTGTTGTTGTATGAGAATGCAATATCTTTATATCAGCATCAAATTTCTTGATAAATAACTGTTGACTTATTTCTGATAATATAACATTCCCTCGACGAATACTCTTCCTATTAACTATCTTTTTTAAACCCAAACATATATAAGAACCATAACTAGCAGACTGAACAGGAACTCGTTTAGAATGAATAGACTTTACCGTAATAGATTCATACTCATTATTATTTGGTCCTAAAAACAACTTATCTCCAACCTTTATTTTACCAGAAACTAAATTTCCTCCAACAACAATTCCAATCCCTGTTACATTCCAAATATAATCGATAAAGAATTTTACATTATTATCAACTACTTTTATCGGTTCTTTTTTCAATACATTCAAGAACTGTCGTATATTATCAAACCCTTCTCCAGTTATATTTGATATATTAAATATTGGGACTATGCTTTCCGTATTCATCTGCTTCGCACAAGTCAATATGTCTTGTATATTATTAATTTTTACCGGTATCCTTCTTACGATAGGAGACTTCAAAATCTTGTTAATAGTAGTCATTGTATCTTTGTATACTTTCTCATTATCAACAATCATATCGATTTTAGTAATTACAAAAGCAAAGGGAATACCAAGTGTAATACATAAGAATATATGCTCTCTTGTCATTCTTAATACACCTCTATTCGCTCCTATCATTATAAAACACATATTAGGGGGAGATGAAGTTAAACCAAGAATTGTAGTCTTTAGATATTTCTCATGTCCTGCAAGGTCGAAAAATGTAACTATCTTTGAACTTGCTCTCACGATATCAGGCCAACTCATCTTTCCACATATACTACGATAGTTCACAATTTCTCCAGTCTCGTCAAACCCTAAGATTTGATGAGATATTGATGATGTTCTACCAGATTTGATTTCATGTGGATAATTAAATATCATCGACCGAGCATATCCTCTTCCGTCATCAAAAATACCGTTTACTATCGCACCTGTAAAAGTACTTTTGCCAGAATCAACACTTCCAGCAATAGCAATACTCAAATCAATATATTTATTATCGTTTCTCTCTCTCACCATAAGTTCATATATCTTCTTATTTGAAGAAATTGGAGTTGAAGATAATAGGGTAATTACATAATTATTCATTTGAGCAGCACTATTTAAGATCCTAACGGTCTCTTCATATTCATTCTCTGTTATTCCTGTAATCATTCCTTTATCCTCAACACCAAGATTGTATATACATTCACCATCACCTTCCTCTGTCCTGAATCTCATTTGACTAGATAATTTCTCTATCCTTTCTTCATCCTTATTTATCAGTTTCAACTTATATTCAATATTTCCATCTTCTCTTTCAGGTGGCATCTTAGTTTCTCGTATATTCATTATAAAATTTTATAATATCACCTTAATTTTAAGTTGCTAATTTCATAATTCACATAATAATATGCTATAATAAATGACACCTTACATATATTTGTAACCGATACTAATTCGGTTAGTAACTTGGCCCATTGTGAAAATCCATTTAGATTGTGTTCAAATCAACTCAGTAAATTTCTTCATATCGATAAAACATATCTTAAAATTAATTTTGATTAAAAGTTAATTTTTATTAAAAAGGAGAAGGCAAAAAGATTATTTTTGGAGGAGGAGGACAAAGTTTATTATTTATCGCAGTGATGATATCCTGTCGATATTGATGTATCTCTGGAACACTGTTTATCCAAACACTAACATCTTCCTTTGTCAGTTTTTCATATGGTATAAAGTTGGTAATATTATTAGTATTAATAGGACTAGAATAAAACATAGCACTACTATAGCTATCACCGATATCTGGGTCAACATAAGTTCCAACGTATTTCCAATTTATAGTGAAAATAAAATTTTTATATTCTGTATATTGTGGATATGCCATAAAACCATCTACAAAGAAATCAAATCTGGTATTATTTAGATTTGCTAGTTGGTTAGGAAGAGGAGTTACAGGAACTTCTGGAATAATAGGAACAAAAGGTATTACAGGAACATCGGGATTAACTAAAACATCGGGATTAACTAAAACATCGGGATTAACTAAAACATCGGGATTAACTAAAACATCGGGAGTAGGAAGAACTTCAGGAGTAGGAAGAACTTCAGGAGTAACAGGAACATCAGGAGTAACAGGAACATCGGGAGTAGGAAGAACTTCAGGAGTAACAGGAACATCAGGAGTAACATCGGGAGTGACTAAAACTTCAGGAGTAACTAAAACGTCAGGAGTAACTAAAACTTCAGGAGTAACAGGAACATCGGGAGTAACTAAAACTTCAGGAGTAACAGGAACATCGGGAGTAACTAAAACNTCAGGAGTAGGAAGAACGAGTTGATTATTTATTGAATTGATAATATCATTTTGATATTGATATAATTCTGGAATACTATTTATCCAAACACTAATATCTTCCTTGGTTAGGTTTTCATAAGGTATAAAGTTGACAATAGTACTGCCGTCAATAGGACTGGAATAAAACATTTCACATTTGTATACGGGGTCAATATACGTTCCGACATACTTCCAATTTATCGTAAAAACGACATTCTTAAAATCAATAGATTGTGGGTAATCTGTAAAGCTAACTATAGCAAAATCGAAACTTATATTATTTATATTTGTGGACATTGTCTTTATAGAAGTAAATTAATTTTATAAGTAGAATTATGTTCTTATCATATATAAATCAATGGCCGACGAAATAGATATTGATAACCTTCTTTCCAATTGGTTTGAAGCTAAACAACGAATTGCTGAACTTGAAAAGAAATGCGATAAATATAAGTCTATCGCTGATAAAGTGTTAAATATTAAAGGTGAAGACAGTCTCAAATCGAAGACATTAAAACTTACAAAATCAGATATTGAAAGACAATCTATTTCTAAAAAGGATGTTCCTAAAGATATTTGGAAAGCATATGCTAAACTCTCTTCATTTTCAACATATAGGCTTACTCAAATTAAGAAAAAGTAAATTTAAAACCATAATCACCATATAAAAAATGCAAGAATCAAAACCTGAAACTGAAATGGAACCGGAAACTGAACCTAAAGCGGAGAACAATAACGAAGAATATGTGCCTTCTCATAATATGGAAGGTAAATATGCAGTATTGGCCGAGACTAATAACCAATTCAAAGAAACTTGGTACTACTTAATTAGACATGATACAAATAATGATGCTCTGGATTATCTCTATAAACAACTAGATTCTATCGAATGGGAGTATCTTGAAAACTACTCTACCTTTTCTCTCGACTTGGAAAATCTGGTTTCACCACAGACTGCAAAAGAGCTTACAAAGGTATGTATCAACGATGGCTCTCCTCATAGGAAGTTCGACGGAACCCTCGAGTTTATCAACTTTGAGTTTCGTAAGAAGGATAACAACATCGTCCGATTAATTAAAGTATGTGAAACAATCGGTAGTGGTAACATTGAAAATTATGTTGAAGGAGAAGACTTTGACCCTGAAGATTACGAGGAAGAGGGAGAAGAAGAAGATGAGGAAGAAGATTCGGACAGTAGTAGTAGCAGTGAATCTGAAGAAGAGGAAGAAGACAAACCATTACCACCACCTCTTCCTACAAAAACGAAAGGAGTGAAAGGAGTGAAATCAAAACAAAATTAAACGTATTACAATTTAATTTTCCATTTATTTAATAAATGGATAATTCAAAAATCATTGTCTATGCAATATTATTTCAATTGATACTGGTAATTTTAATTATATCGAGTGCTTTTTTTAGTTCTGAATCAGGTCTATTTTCGACCTTCAAAAAAATACCATCAACTGCTTACATTATTACTGCAACCAGTATACTGTTGACTTATATGTCAATTCAAAGCGCTTCCTTTAAAGAAGCTTGTACTGTTGGTTTTAATATTGTTGATAGAGCTGAAAAGCATATATTTGAAGAATTCGTTAAATATCACGATGAAGTACCCGTATTTATAGACTCAATGCAATTCAAAATTGATAAACCTAAACCTAAACCTCGAATTCCCAATACAGCAAAACAAGATATCGTAGAAAACTATATTTCAACCTTAATATTCCAATCAGTAGAAGATTATATCATAAGTGCTGTCATCACAGACTTGAGTGACAAAGAATGGTTTATTATGTTTACAGGTTGGTTTCAATCTGATATTCTAATTGAACTTTGGAAAAAATCATATATCAACTTTGCTGAATATACTGTAAAGTATATCAATACTCTTATTGATTTTTGTAAACAGAATAATTCGTCTTTTACTTCATATGATAAAATCAATGAAATTTGTGGTTCATTTGTTCTTTCTCCCAACTATCCAAATTTGCTCAAGAAAGAAGATAAGTACAACATATCTTTTAAAGGATATTAACCTCAATATCAATCTAAATTATTTACAATAATTTAAATTGCAATTCACCTTAAAAATTATTTTCTGTTAAGGTTCCTTCTACATACAATTTATTTGCCTCTTCCTTATCAGGACAGATTACTCTGCTACCCAATGAGTTACATCTACAAAAACCATCCTTTCTTCTAATGATTAGAACAAGACCAATTATTACAGCAACAATTACAAAAAATACAAGACCGACTTTAAAGTTTTCGTTTTCAAACAAGGACATTTATTATTATTAGGATAAATATATTTTACATTACTCCATCTATACGATTTTCAGAGAAAGTATTACAACGACTTTCACTATTTAACGGACTAGGTTCAATTACAGTTGAACCATTCTTCATAGGACACTTCAAAGGCATATCATATTGTACACCTCCATAATCATTAACGTAGCTAGGACCACGTACCGCATAGGAGACAAAAAAATTCTCCTTACTCCCCTTATCCTCAATCCGAATTTCATCATATGCATTATTCATCTGACGATACATCGTCATTCCCTTTTGTCTAGTTGCCATTTATTATCGTTAATAAATTAAAATGAAATTTTATAAACCATACACTTAAGATTAGGCACAATACAATGATTTCTGAACAAGATACATGGACTATTCTTGATGACTATTTTAAGAGAAATGGCTTGGTTAATCATCAAGTTGACTCATTCAATTACTTTGTCAACGTTGGTATATCAAGCATTCTCCGAGACGAACCTCCAATTATTATCAATAAGGGAAATAACAAGTACTCCCTTATTTTCAGTGATGTTTATATACAAAAACCAACCATCATTGAAGAAGACAGAGAAATTCGAGCATTCAATCCTTCGGAAGCACGACTTAGAGACTTAACATATGATTCCCCAGTATATGTTACTGTTACCGAAATTATCGAGAATGAAGGAGAGAATCCAGAGATTAACAAATATAACAGAATTATTCTCTGTCGTATTCCCGTTATGCTCAGGTCGAGCAAGTGCTATCTTACAAATATGACTCCGACCGAAAGAATTGAAGCTGGAGAATGTCCTTACGATGAAGGTGGTTACTTTATTATCAAAGGAAAAGAAAGAGTTATAATCTCACAAATTAGAGGTGCTTACAATATCCCTTTAGTATATCTTCAAAAGCACGGGGACCGATTCAAATATATCGCCGAGGTCAGAAGCATGTCGGACGAAACAGGACATTCAGTCCTTATTCAAGCCATGGTTGGTAATGATGACAGGAGTCTACTCTTTTCTCTCCCTTATATAAAAGAGTATATCCCGATGGGCATCGTGTTTAAAGCTATGGGTATTATCGATGAACAAGATATTGTCAACTACATCGGTCTCTTTACTGATAATGCAAAAAAATACATTAAGCTCATTCTTCGCGACGCATATGTTGTTGAACAAGAAGATGGGTTTGAAATGTTTAAAAGTCAATGCAAAAAAGACAACGATGATATGACTGATGAGGATATCCAAGAAAGCTGGGATGAAATGGAACTGGAAGACCAGATACCTTGGAAAAATATTGCTACACAAAAGGCTGCTTTAGAATATATCGGTGCTTATTCTCTTCATATCATCAAGGAAGAAGAAAGATTTGATTATGCTTATCAAGTGGTTCACAGTGACCTATTTCCCCATATAGGTGTTACTGCATCCATTAAAGAAAAAGCATTCTTCCTCGGACATATCATCAACAAACTTATTTCAACTCATATTGGAATCAGAAAAGATGATGACCGTGATAATATGATGAACAAACGAGTTGAATCACCAGGAATCTTATGCCAAGAACTTTTCAGACAACTTTTCAAAAAATATACAGAAACAATCGTCAATGCAATTGATAATAAGAAACAGAATCCTAACGCAATCTCTATTATCTCCAAACTTACAACGATTACCAACGGAATCAGGCATTGCTTTAGTACTGGAAAATGGGGTGTTCCAAAGAACAACTACATACGAATGGGTGTCTCTCAAGTTCTTTCGAGACTTTCATATGGAGGTGGTCTTTCACATTTGAGAAGAGTATCAATTCCAGTTGGAAAGGAATCTAAAAACTCTAAGATTCGACAAATCAATCCTTCCCAATTGATGTATATCAGTCTTCACGAAACTCCAGAAGGTCACGCTGTCGGTATCGTTCTCAACCTCTCTTTATCTGCAAAAATATCGGATAAGTTTTCTAAAATCCTCGTGAAAGAGGTTATTCAACAATGCGAAAACATCATCCTTATTAACAACTTTGATGACAGAAACGATAAGACAAAAGTATTCCTTAACGGAATGCTTGTTGGAATGACTGAAGACCCATATGCTCTTATGGATGAAATTAGACTCTTTAGAAAATCAAAAATGCTCAAATACGATGTATCAGTAAGCTATGATGATGTCGATGAGAATATTAATATTTTCTCAGACGAAGGTCGTTTAATTCGACCTGTTTTTACAGTGGATGAAGACCATCTTCGAATTACAAAAGAAGATTTGACAAAGAACTGGGATGAATTGGTTGAAAATGATTTGGTTCGATATGTTGATGTATCAGAAATTAACAATTCCGTGGTTGCATTCTATCCTCAAGAACTTACAAAATATCGGAATGATTATTGTGAGATTAATCCGTGTTTGATGTTTGCCGTTATGGATGGTACTATTCCATTTGCTGAGCACGCTCCAGCTCCACGGAATTGCTATTCGGCTAGTCAATGTAAACAGTCAATGAGCATGTATTGTTTGGCTTATCAATCACGAACATATACCCATGCTCATGTTCTTTCTTACCCTCAGAAACCTCTTGTCAATACTAAACTTGGACAGTTTATGGGATTCAACGATATGCCAGCTGGAATCAACGTTATCGTTGCAATTGCTTGTTATTCAGGGTAAACCTTTGGTTAAGCCCAAGTCATTCCAAAAGAATGGCTAGTCCTTTCATACAGGGCAACATAATCAAATTGCGGGAAACTCCTTTAGTAATATTATATAATCTTGGTTTAATAGTTTAAAGTATACTGAAAATGATAATTACTTGTAGAGACTGTAAAAACAATTTTGAAGCTCCTAATAGGAGAAACAAAAAGTGTCAACCTTGTGTAAAAACGAGTTTGAAATTAAGGTCGAAAATATATAAAAAAAATAATAAAGAAAAAGTTACTCTGTATAATAAAGAGTATAAGGCAAAAAGTAGAGATGAAATTAAAGAATATAACAGACTATACAATATTCAAAACAGAGTTGAAATACAGACTAGACAGACTCGAACACATAAGGAAAGGAGAAAAACTGATATGAACTATAAAATGTCTATTGTATTGAGAAATAGATTGAAAAAGTTTTATAAAGGTAATAGAAGCAAGATACAAAATGTCATCGGATGTTCAGTTCAAAATTTTAAATATTGGATTGAATATAATTTTAATAATGAGATGAACTGGAATAACCATGGAACTGTATGGCATATAGACCATGTGTTGCCTTGTTCTAAGTTTAACCTAGAAAATGATGACGAAGTGAGTATATGTTTTAACTGGAAAAATCTCAGACCTTTAACAGCAAGTAAAAACTTAGCTAAAAATAACAAGTTACAATACAGGGATATTTTAAATCATATTATAGTTACAGAATATTTCTATAAAATAAACAACCAAGATTATAATAATATAAACTATGACCACTTTGCTACTAAGCTGTTAAAGAAATCTAACGGTGGCCCAAGCTAATCACTTGGGGTATAGTAAAAAGGCAAGTGGGATAAGGACAATCCGCAGCCAATCTTCTTCATCCGATAAGTCAGGATAAGAAGCAGGTTCAACGACTAGATGATTATGGGCATGAGAGATTCGACAAATCTCAATGATTGCTTAAGGTATAGTCTAAACCCACATGTAAATGTGTTTGAATGTAGTCTTATCAAGTCGTATGTTAGGCTTGAAGGGCGAGTTTCAAAATCCAATGATGGTAAGAGGAAATGCTTACTTGAGGATGGTATTCTTGATAATCAAGAGGATTCGGTTATAATAAATCACGGGGCAATTCAAAGGGGATTATTTTGGGCTACTACATATAAGACATTGGTTGAAGAAGAGAAGAAACAAGGTTCATATATCTTTGAGAAAATTGGTTCTCCTCCTCTCGATAAAAGAAAGAAAAATGTAAACTATCATCTTCTTAATGAGAATGGTGTTGTCAGAACAAGAAATCCTGATGGTTCTGCTGTCTATGTTCAGCCTGAAGATGCAATTGTTGGAAAAGTATCGATTCAAAGCAGTAAATCAGGACAAGAGACACTTTCTTGTTGCTCCCTGATTGTAAAGAAGGGTGAAGAAGGATTCATTGATAAAGTATATGATTTCAAAACTCCGTCAGGTTATAGAATGGTTAAGATAGTTATTCGAAAGGTAAGAATTCCAGAAATTGGAGATAAATTTGCAAGTCGGACAGCACAAAAAGCTACTCTCGGAATGGTATATAGCCAACAAGATATGCCTTGGACACAAGATGGAATGACTCCCGACCTTATCATCAATCCTCATTGTATTCCCAGTCGTATGACCATCAATCAACTTCTCGAATCTGTTCTCGGAAAATCATGCGCTTTAGAGGGAAAGTTTGGTGATGCTTCTCCCTTTGGAAGTAACAGCATAGATATTGCAGACCACCTTTGTGACAGACTTGGAATGAACAAACACGAGAGAAGTGGAAAGGAATTATTGTATTCAGGCTTTACAGGAGAACCAATCGGTGAAGTTTTTATCGGACCTGTTTATTATCAACGATTGAAACATTTGGTTTCCGATAAAATGCATAGTCGTTCTACAGGTCCAATTACAACTTTAACAAGGCAACCACTTGAAGGTAGGTCAAGAGATGGAGGTTTACGAGCTGGAGAAATGGAATGTTCAGCTATCATTGCTCACGGAGCTTCGAGGTTCCTAAAAGAACGGATGTTTGAACAATCAGACCCCTTCCAAATTCCAGTGTGCGAGTCTTGTTCAAACATATCTACAACTCAAAAGGAATGCAGAAATTGTCATACAAATAATGTAGTTAAGTTGAATATTCCCTATGCAAGCAAATTGTTGATACAAGAGTTAAATGGCATGCTTATCAAGACTGAATTCAAGTCGAAAAAATAAAAGATTTATCTAATCATATAATATCATTTTTAATGATATTATATTCTGTTTCCTATAATAAATGAATAAATTATCTCTCAGTAGATTAAAGATAATAGCAAGAAAATCCGGTTCTACTGGATATTCGACTCTTAACAAAAACGATCTCATCGATTTCATTGGAAAAAGAACAAAATCACCAAATACAACTGTAATACAACTCAAAAAAATGGCTAAAGAGTTAGGAGCAAAAAACTACTCAAATGTTCTGAAAAAAGATCTTGTTAGACTTGTTAATTATAAATTAAAAAAAAGTATAATTTGTTCACCTTCAATGAAAACAAATAGATTAAGTACCAGCTTATTAAAATCATATCGAAAATCTACACCTAAAAATAAACCATCGCCTAGAAGACAAGATATTTCTATTCTTGAGGAAATTCAAGCTAGAAGAGTGCCTACTCCACAGAAACAACCCACTCATA